ATTGTCAGTTACTTTGAAAACGGAGTCTCTCTCGGTTATCCATATAATTATGGATTTCTTGTCAATAAAATGCAACAGGTCACCGGCTACCCCGCCATCCCCGCAGGCACCACTATTGAGTATCTGGGGGTGTTGGGGGACTTTGGTGGATCCTCTTTGGGATACATCAAATACGGTTCATACGTTGGCACAGGGACAGAAAACGTGATAATTCCGTTTAAAAATAGGCCGCTGATTGGTTTTTTGAATGTCGACGTCACAATGTTCACTGATACAAATTGGATTGTGCCGACTGGAAGCAGCGGAATTTCAAATTATACGGGGAGTGCAACCTGGTCTGGAGGGAAGTTGACCCTATCCAAAGGTGATTATTCTCGATTCCCGAATTCCTCTGGTAAAACTTATAAGTATGTTGCATTTTTGGAGGGAGAGTGAGCACAAATGTATTACATCAACTCAAGTCCGAACGAGACCGGCAACCACGGCAACCCCATGGGACAACCTTTCCCAAACTGTGTGACCCTACCTGACGATCTCCTGAGCCCCTATCTTGCGGCAAAGGGGTTTGTGGCCTTGACCGTGGAAGACGGTGCTGTGACAAGCCTGGAGACCAACCAGGAGGCGCTGGACGCCTATGAAGCAGACCACCCCGACCTCCCGCCGGAAGAGCCGGAGGAACCCGTCACCTGGGGCGCTATGGCGGCAGCAATTCGAGAAGGAGTGAATGACGTTGACTGAAAAAGAGTTTGTTTTGGATACCCTGCGCCGGGCGGGGAAATCTGCCGCAGTCAACTTGCAAGCAGAATCCCTCTCCATGACCGGCACGGAACTCTGTGCTGCGGAGGAGTATATCCCAGACTTCCAGGCGGCCAGGGCTGCCAAAAACATGCTGGAGCGCAAGGCAGGCCAGAAAGATGGCTTTGTCTGCCGGTCCAGCGCCGGGCGGGTGGTTCGGCTCCTCCAGGTCTACGACAGTGAAATCTATCCCCAGGAGCCGGAGGAGCTGCCCGCCCAGTGGGGGTTTGTCTGGTCCACTGACCCGGACAAGGCGCTGCCCTTCCTCTCCCTCTCCACTTCCCCCTACGCCAAAGGGGATTGCTGTACCGCAGATGGCAAAACCTGGCGCAGCAAGATTGACACCAACACCTGGTCCCCGGAGACAAGCCCGGAGTTTTGGGAGGAAGTGGAACCCTGACGAACCATCCCACACAGAGAGAGGAGGGCTGTTATGCCCATGGACAAGTGTACCTTTAACCCCGGGAATGAATGCTTGGGGATGCAAAAGGCTAACATGTTGGAGAAGTCTCTGAACAGCCATTTGGATGCGGCCCGGCAGACCCATAAGGAGATGTATGACCGCATCCGGGCCCTGGAAACTGAGAGCGCACGCCGGGACGAACAGTATGTTCAGATTCTGGACAAGCTGGATGAAATGTCTTCCAAAATCACATCGGCACTCAGCCAGGTGAGTGAGATCCAGATCAAGCCCGCACGCCGGTGGGAAGGGTTGGCTGATAAAGCAATCTGGGCTGTTTTCGCGGCAGTGATTGCGTTTCTGCTGGCAAAAATCGGGCTGTGAGAGGGGGTGAAGGGAATGAGTGAGAAATGGAAAGCCTGGTGGAAAGCGGCGGGAATCCGTGCAATCAAGACCATGGCAGAGACCGCCATTGCCACGATTGGGGCGGCAGCGGTGCTTTCTGCGGTGGAATGGCCGGTGGTTCTGTCGGCCACCATACTGTCCGGCATACTGTCCTTGCTGGTTAGTATCAAGGGCTTGCCGGAAGTTGAGAAAGAAACCGCAAACAAAAACTAAAGACAAAGAAGGAGAATTTGTATGGCAAATCGTTTTTATCAGAATCGCATGGCAATCAAGGCAATCAGCGAGAAAGAGGGCGTAGATGTAGATATCGCCTCCCGCATGTATGCGCAGCAGCAGGGCTGGACCGGCTGGGAGAAGGAGATGGACGAATGGAACGATATTCAGCGTTCCTACATGAAGTCTAAGACAAAGACGCTGGCGGATCTGTTCCGATAATCTTGCAAAAACAAAAAACTGCCCCTGGTAAAGGGACAGCAAAAATTGACAATCCGCGGCGCGGCATGGTATGATGGATGCGCCCCGAAAGGGGACAGAAAGAGGCGCTGCACAAAACGGCAGGCGGTTTAGCCACATCCTCCGAAAGGAGGTGAGGCCCATGCCCATTACGATTACGTTACATATCTTTGGATATACCGTAACGATTCGCATTAAAGGCAGAAACCGCCACTCGGCCAAGTGACGGTTTCAAGGCTTTTGCTTTGATCTCTTAACTTGCACGGGCTAAACCGCTTGTAGCAGTGCCCTTTCTGTTTCCATTATACCATCCCGCCCCGGTTTGTCAAGAGAACAGGCCGGGGACTTTTTGTCCTGCTTGAAAGGAGTGAGGAGTGGATGAGTAACAGCCCACTTGTAACCTACACCAAACTATCCCCTAACCATTCCGGGCGGCGCAACCATGTAATCGACACCGTTTCCATTCACTGCATGGCAGGCAATGCCAGCGTAGAGACTTGCGGGGCATTGTTTGCTGACCCGTCTCGTAAAGCCAGCAGCAATTATGGGATTGGAAGCGACGGACGGATTGCCCTGTATGTGGAGGAGGCCAACCGGTCCTGGTGTACCTCCAATGCCGCCAACGACCATCGGGCCATTACCATTGAGGTGGCCAACAACGGCGGGGCGCCGGATTGGCCGGTGTCAGACAAAGCCTACGCCGCATTGCTGGACCTATTGACGGATATCTGCCGGAGAAATGGGCTCAAGAAACTACTGTGGAAAGGGGATAAATCCTTGATCGGCCAGGTGGACAAGCAGAATATGACGGTTCACCGGTGGTTTGCCGCCAAAGCCTGCCCGGGGGATTATCTATACAATCGGCACGGAGAGATTGCCGCCGAGGTCAACCGGCGGCTGGAAGGAGAGGAGGAGCCCATGGACATTGCAAAGTTGGTCTCTGAAATGACCAACGAACAAGCCTACCAGCTCATGCAGAAAGCAGAGCTCCACGCGAAGACGCTGTCTGAGCCTGCCTGGTCCCAACAGGAGGGGCATTGGGCAAAGGCTGTGGCAAATGGCATCGTGGATGGTACCAGCCCGGAGCGCCCGATGAAACGGGATGAGGTGATTGCAGTGCTGGGTAGAAATGGTCTGTTGCTCTGAGAGCAGAGAAGCCCCTGGGGGATATATCCTCCGGGGGCGCTTTGTGCGCGAGTCACAGTTTTGGCTGGTAAAGCCGTGGTATCCTAAGAACAAAACAAGGACAAGAAGAAAGGGAGGAACGAGACATGGAGGTATTGGTTCACAACGAAGAAAAGATTCCGGGGGAGATCGTGGAAAAGGCCATTGCCATGATGGAAAGGGAAGAAGGACGAAAAGTGGTAGAGTTGACCATCCGGCGGACAGAGAACCCGGACGAGTACGGGATCACTCCTATTTTTGAGAAGATGCCGTTCCAGCGTATTCGCCGTATCACTGGGTATCTTGTGGGGGACCTGAACCGGTTCAACAATGCTAAGCTGCAGGAGGTAGTGGACCGGGTGAAGCATAGCGCATAAAAAGAAAGAGGCAGGGCACATAGCCTTGCCTCTCTTTTTTGTGTAGTCCTCTCTGGCGGCCTTGGATATGATTCTGGGCTGACAGAATAGTGTAGTCCAAGAACTTCTTTCAGCTGCCGATGTGGGAGAGAACTTCTGCGTTGCGGGCGGCCTGGCGGGCGCGTTCGTCGTAGACCAGGCGGGCAGATTGCCGGCGGCGGCGATGGACCAGTTTGCCCGAATAGCGTTGGGTGGTGCCAAAGTTGGCGTGGCCCAGCTTGGCTTGTAGCTCCTCAAAGGTCATGCCGTTGTTGAGGTCCAGGCGGGCGCCCACATGGCGGAGATCGTGCGTGCGGACACCGTGGACCCTCGTAATGGCGTAGACATGGCGCTCCACCACGGCAGACAGCCACTGGGGGGTGCCGCGCTTCCAGAAGTCGGGCTGACCGTTACGGACGGCCTCCCCCTTGACGCCCTGGGTGCCGAAGAGATAATCTTGCTCTGTCAGGGCCTTGGGGCGGCCCGACCAGTTGAGGTACAGGCGGACCGCTGTCTGGGCGATGAGGGGAAAGTCAATGACCCGAAACTTGTTTCCCTTGCCGGAGACCACCGTGAGTTCACTGTGGACAAAATCCAGGTCACAGAGCCGGAGGGACAGCAGTTCAGCGTTGCGAATCTCTGTGGCAAGGAGAAGGACCACGATGGCATAGTTGCGGGCCCAATACTGGGGGCAGTGGAGGGTTCTGGGGGGATTGTTGCGCCAGAGAAGCATCACCTGTTCATCGGTGAGAATCTGGTCATAGGGCCGGGCCTCCAGCTTGCGGGTATCCGGGATCAGGCGGGGGGAGACGGGGGAAGCCTCATACCAACGAGACGCCCCCAGGGAGGGATCAGAGGCCCAGGTGAAGAACATGTTGAGTTCCTTTAGGTACTGCCGGACCGTGGAGAGCTTGCGCCCCTGGTCCAGGAGATCATCCCGCCAGGCCTGTACGTCTGTATAGCTGGGGTCAGAAATGGCGCTGTGGGAGACCTCATTTTTCCGGGACCAGAACGCCAGAAAATTTGCCAGGCGGGAGGCGTAGTTGCGCACGGTGAGAGGTGCAGCGCCGGTGTGCTCCAGGTTGTGCAGATAGGCGGCAGTGGCTTCCTCATACTTCTTGAGGGCAGGAGATGTTCGGGCCATGGTCACGCCTCCTTTCTTTCTGATTGTGCCAGAATTTTTCTCAGAGCATCCACGGTATTCTCATAGTAACGGAAGGTGGAGACCTCCTTGTTTCCGTAGGGGGACTTGTCCTTAAACCACTGGCCGTGACCCGGGTCCTTCAAGTGGTTTTGGTTGGCTAAGCGGCCCACCTGATTGGCGCTGATGCCCAGAATGTCCCCCACCTCCTGGGCGCTGTATGTCTTTGCCTCCAGCTTGGGGAGGGGGAGGAGATATTCCCCCGTCAGCTCCTTTGTGGCGTGTGCTTGGAGGACCTGCTTGTAGGTGGTGCCTTCATACTCTGCTGCGATCTGGTTGAGAATGCGGGCTCTTTGAACGGCTAAGTTCTGCCGGCGGGTCTCGGCCATCATCTGTTGGTAGCCGGTCATCCCGACAAGTCTTGCTTGCCCGGAGCGCAAGGCTTTTAAGATGCTGCGAATCCAAGCGCGGAACTGGCGGGCTTTAGGCTGTTTGGAGAGCATTGTCACTTCATAGATACCGTCTTCGGTGAAAATCCTTGTTTTCTGGGTACCCCCCGTCCTGGGGGGTACCTCTTGGATAAAGGAAAATTCTTTCTCCTTCAGGTATGGGTTGCGTTCAATGAGCTTTTCTACCTGTTTCTTGTCCGAATATTCCAGGCAAGCCGCCAGTTGGGAGATTGTCATAAACATATCGCTCCCATTGGAGTAGATGTCGGTCTCTACTTGTCCGAAATGTTCGGACTTGACAAGGATCAACTCGTTCATGCCTGAACCGCTCCTTCCCGCAAGCCAGCCTCCACATATTTCTGAATGTCGTCATAGATGAAAGAGAGCGTTCGCTGGATCGCGTACAGAGCGTTTGAATAGGCATCTGCTCTGTCAGACTCCTCAACCATCGCAGTTTGCACGGCCCCTAAAAGGTCTGTATTGCACTTGAGCATAAAGTTTGCTGTTTCGATGCCGGCCAGATAAGAAAACTTGCAGTCTCTGTTGATTTGATTTTCCATTTTGCAAAAAACTCCTTTTCAACTTGCCATAGGAAAGGAGACTGTGGTACAATGAATTTGCCTCCTACTATGGGTGGTGAATAGGGTGTTGGTTTGTGCTTCCTACGGCGGCCAACACTCTATTTTTTTTTGCCCAAAATCAGTTCGATACCTTCTCGAACGACATCCGTTCTGGTTTTTCCGTTTTTTTGACAATACTCTTGAAGCCTTTTATTGGTTTCGGAATCTATTCTGGCTTTGACTTCAATTTCTTTTGGGTTCTCTGATTTTGGGCGGCCAGTTCTTGGGCTCACGATATCACCAACTTTCTGTGCCACGATAACTATTATATTTAATGAGCCACGGAAAGTCAAGAGTTTTTTGAAACTTTTCCATTTGATTTTCCATGTTAATCACTCCATCAAATTCTTCTTGATAGAGGTCCCAAGCTATGATAGAATGGATTTATCCAGTGGGAGACCTCTGGGGTATAAGGGTTCCGGTGTTGACTTCTCAGGGTCCCCGGAACCCTTATTTTTCGTCCAAAATCCGATAAATGCCCTGCATGATGGCATCTGTCCTGCTTTTACCTAACATGGCAGCGCACTTTTTTATGGCTTCTGATTCTGCCTCTGTAAGTCTAATATTTAAACTCACTTTTCGGCTTTCTCCTGCTTTCGGTGGACGGCCTGTTTTTGGGGACATCTACTCACCTCGCTTTTGCCCTCGCATAAATAACATACGCACGCGCAAAAGTCAAGTTTTTTTGAAAAAACTCCCTCAGTGTTTTTACTGAGGGAGTTTTGCGTTTTTTTCAGAAGACTAACATTAGAAAACATGTCAAGCGTTCGGATTTTTTGCGACAAACGGCGTATCAAATTTAACATTGATGATTTCATCACCTTTGGAGTTAAACATATTTGCGCTTGCGATGCGGATTCCGTAGGGTATTCCGTCATACGAGGCTTCAATTCTGCAAGACTGACCGGGTTCCAATACGCTATCATAGGACGGGTAGGTAACGTCGATTACGTCGCCATTTTCATCAATGAAGTCTACGTTGGGGGCTATTGTCGAAACGGATTCATCCAAATTGTTTCTAACCGTGAGATAAATATACGTATAGGAAGTGTCTGAGAACTCAAACTCTGCCTTTTCAATCGTTATAGCCTCGCTGTTTTTTGTGGATTGGACTTCGTCTAAATCGGATAAAGCAGTGTCTATTTTATCCTGCGCTTTGTCTTGCGCGTTTCGAACGACAAATTCATTCAGAGCTTCTTCCGATTTCGCTAAGATTAAGATATCGCTGTTTCCGTCAAGTTCGGCTTGATAGGGGTACTCAGCCGTTAGACTGGCTGATGTGGAATCGGTGGATGGCGTGTTGGTCTCTTTTTCATTGCCGCAGGCAGTGAGCGCAAGCGCAAGGAGCAGGGAAACTGCCAGGATACAGGTCTTTTTCATGGTGGATTTCCTCCTTTTTCTCTCTATAGGTATATTCTTATAGTGAAGGATAACTAAGGAAAAGTCAAGGTGAAAAGGCTTGAGTGGATGGGGGGGGGCAGGTTGTGAGAAGGAGATGATTGATCTAAATGCCTATATTTTTAGCAAAAATGTGAATTGGCAAAATTATGGGGAAATGATAAAGTTAAGGTAATTATATCATATAAAATAGTGTTTTAAGCATGAAGAAATAACAGAGGGTAGAAATGTGTGTTGGCATATCAAGAGGGCCGTTAGAAATGTAAACAGAGAAGGATAGGAGAGTGTAGAAAATGAGTTCTGTTCTGAATTTGTTTGCTTTAATAAACCCATTTTTTTCAATAGCTATGGAATTGGCTCCTTATAAAAGCTCTATCTATTGGACTGTTCTTATAGTCGCTGTCATCTTCAGTATTTTTACAATTATTTTTCTTGTTAATTATAAGAGAACAGCAAATAATACTTTAAAGTTATTAAATGTTCTATCTCAAAATAATAAGCTTCACGTTTTACGTGAACTAATCATGGTGGCCAGTAAGAGGTCCAAATATAGTTTGGATGACTACAAATTTTCGATCTCTAAAGCTAAATTTTCGTATGAAGTTTTAAAAGTAGAAAAATCTCATACATACACAGTGAAATACAAAATTGAACTTGAAGTGAGGGTATCATGGTTAGAAAAACTGTTTTTATCTATAAAGTGTGCGATAAAAAGAAAAGGATTGCAAATAAAATTTTATGCAATTTGTGAAAAAGCAAATCCAGAAAATTTTGTGGCTAAGCTTCTGAATACAACGAAGAGTACGGTTAAAATGGAATTGGCAACATTGTCGGGAGAAAGCAATGATAGATCTGGGGAATTTTCAGGCCTTTATGAGATTTCCAATTTTCCGATAGATATTGACATGATAAATAAACACAAAAAGATTATGGCAACAATTGCATATACGGCATTCGAACAAATTGTAAAGGGGGAAGAACAATATACATTTGTCATAATACCGCTAAATTATGGAAGAAACATAGATGAAATCGAAATTGCGATAACAGGAGAAGTGAAAGGAGAACCTGCACTTCAAAAATTTTCACATACCGAGCCGCACTTCAAAGATCAAGAGTACATCTTTGAACTGCAAGAGGATAAAGAATATTGTGTATCTTTTTGTCCAGATAAAAATTGTGTTTATGTAGCGCAGATAGGGTTAGAAGTGGAGGGAAAGAACTAATGTTTTCCTATAGAAGGGCAAGAAAAGAAGATGTTCCTTTTTTGATTGCAAACCGACTTAAACTTTTGCAATCAGCCAATGATCTGGGTGATCCCCAGGCTCTGCAGCCGGTCAAGGAGCAATTGCAATCGTATTATAAAAAAATAGAGACAGGTGAACACATAGAATACTTAGCATATAAAGGGTTACAGTGTGTAGGATCGGGTGGAATTTGTTTTTATCAAGTATTGCCTACTTATCATAATCCAACAGGAAGAAGGGCATATATTGCTAATATGTATACACTTCCAGAGTTTAGAAAGCGGGGAATTGCATCTAAGATATTAGATTACTTGGTAAAAGAGGCATTTCAAAGGGAGATTGAATATATTTCGTTGGAAGCGACATCAAGTGGAAGAACAGTTTATGAAAAATATGGTTTTATCTCTCTTACCTCGGAAATGCAATTGATGAATAAGGCGTATGATAAAAAGCAAAATTCTGGAATAGATTGAATCTAAAAAGATAAACTCGGTGTGCTATTTTTATGGCTGATAGAGAAAGAAAAATTGAGTAGAACAGGATAGACGGAACCCCCTCTGATTGTTGATCGATCGGAGGGGGTTCACAATATAAATAGGAGCTGTGATAAGGCCGCTTTCAAAGGTTCCAACTTGTCAGCGGTAGTATTTGTTGAGTAACTCAAAAATGGCTGGCTTGATCAACTCTGGGCGAATCCGACATTTGGTAGGCTACGCCAAGAGACACAGACTTTCTTTCAGAATGTTTTGTGCGGCATTCCTGTCTCGGTCGTGTAATGAGTTCTATTGATATTTGTAATTGGTTTTGTTTGGATTTGCATTGGTTTCGTTGCATTTTCCGGTTTACTTTCTGGGATTTTGCTGTACAATAAAGAATAGGAGAGCATAAAATGGCACGAAAGGGAATTGAAGCCCAAGGTGATGGGTTTTGAACTGAAAGAGGAATATACGAAAAGGGAGTAACATAGGACGATAGGTGGGAACGAAGGAATTGAACACTAAATTTCTGACTCATATTATGCGACGTTGCTTAGAGAAGGATATGGGTATGAAATTGTTGTTCAAGCAGAAACTGAGTTTCCTGTATCGATTGGATATTGGGATATTGTAAGATCAAACTGGTTACGCTTAACAAGAAACATAACTGCAAGGTTTGGGTTGACGATGGATATAATAAAAGAGACAGTTTACCATGGAACAACGACTGCAAGAGCACAATCAATTTCTCAAGGCGGCTTTATACATAGTAATAAAGACATAGAATGGCTTGGGCATGGAATATATTTTTTTCAATATGCAGTGGATGCAAAGTGGTGGGCAGAGTTGCAAAGCAAGCAATGTCCTGAAGTTATTAAAGCAGATATTGAGTATACCGAAAAGCAACTATTAAACTTGGATGATAGTGAGCAGCTTGAGGATTTAAGCGATTTTTACAGGAAAGTCCTTCGTATTGCAAAAGACGAGACGGATTTGCAGACGAAATTTCCGACAAATGACAAAAAAGTTTGGTGTGCTGCATGTAATACCTATAGAAAATTTCATCCAGATATTGCAGTAACAAAGTATACATTTTCAAAAGCAAGAAGTGGGTATCTATACCATCAAAATCAGTTGCAGGTTTGTATTACTGAAAATGAGGTAGTTAAACGTCTCTCTTATTTGGAGGTATGAACACCATGAAGAGAAAAAACATTTTGAATTCTTTTAGCAACAAAGAAATAGCTCAAATTGTGATTGAAGAACTGGAAAAAGCAGGAGTGAAGTATTCATTTGGTCCAGGCGGCGTGCAATTTAGTGGCTTCCAAAGTACGGATGGAAAGGCTACTTACTACAAAAAAAAATATCATTTTACTCGAAGGAAAAGTCTTACATTTTTGGAAGAAGATGCTCCTGAGCTTCAATACATGAATAAACAGTATGATAAGATAAAGGTAGCCGCGCTTCTCAGTAGTGAAGAAGATGAACTTTGTGGAGATTGGAACGGCAAAAGCAGAGATGAAAATGATCTTTCGTTTGTTGCTGCATAACATTGGTATTGAGGTGGCATTATGGAACAATTACGCAGAGACGGCCAAAGTGAAAAAGTAGAGAGCGTCCTTCGCATGAATCATTTAGTTTGCGACGAATTATCTTTTGAGCGGCTTGGCTTTAAGCACAATGCTGAGACAAGGTATGATTTTTCTTATGGTATTGGAAAAGATGGAGACGGAGCATATCGTGCAGTGCTGACGATTGAAGCAAATAGAGAAGGAGAATTTAAGGCGAAAGTGCAGATGACGGGATATTTCTCGATCGATGAGGATAATCCTCAAAAGGGAGTTTTACTACAAAAAAATGCAATCGCAATTATTTTTCCATATGCTCGCTCCCAGATGACGCTACTGACGTCTCAACCTGAAACAATACCAGCTGTTGTACCTGTGGTCAACATCAACCAGCTTGTCGATCAAAGCTTGACTGAGCGAAAAACTAACCTTGAGGATTGAGTTAGGCGGCCCGACAGGGGCCGCCTTTTCTGTGTATCCTTGTTTTGTGCTTTCAATATGATCTGTGGCATGAATTTTGTCCCAATAAAAAATAATATTTAATTTGGAATGCGCAGGGAGAGGCGGAGGCTCTGGAGCTGGTGTAGATAGGAACTCAGCCAAAGGAGAATGTAAGAGAGAATTCTTGTTCTTAAGCATAGATTTTCCTTTTCGTCAGAGATTAGACAAGGTGCCGTTGCCTAAAACGATGGCGTTGGACTGGCTGCCCAGGACCAAAACGGTCACTTGACTGCCCACCTCTAAGCCCTCCGCCGAGCTGACATAGGGAAGGGAAAGCTGGGTCTGGTCAAAGGGGCGCTGGACCGTGATGGTGCCGCCGGAGGCTGCCTGGGTGACCTGAGCACGGTAGTAGCTGACGCCGGAAGACAGGAGAGATTTTATCTTGGGCTCAAAATAGGTCCAGAGATTGTCCGCCAGGACCTGCATGTCCTGGTCGGGGTTGGTGACAGGGGACGTTTTTTTCTGGCTCAAGGGAAATACACCCCCTTCTCCAGTTGCAGAGATTCCGCCAAGGTGAGGGAAGAGGTCTCGGCCTCACCCAGGCAGCGACCCACGGTGATCTTGCGGTTGTGTAGCCAGGCACAGAGCTGTAAGCGGCCGGCCTCGGGGCTCTCTGCTTGAATGACTGCCGTGGCGGTCTCGCCCCAGGGAGTGGAGACCCGGTAGCGGTAGACGGTTTGGACGACGTTTTTGCGGAACATGTTTTTCCTGCTCCCTTCTTTCGTTTTCTCCATTATAGCTTGGTTTTGGCGCACGGAGACCACCTAAAATGGGTTTTGAGAAAAATTATCTGCCGGGAAGCGTTGACCAGTTTGCTCAGAAGGCCTGGATCAGGTTCATAGTTGGGGCGGCTCATTTGCCCAAAGGACGGGCAGTGCTTCTCCTATGCTTCGCTTTGGTTGGCTTTTGTTTGGTTCGTTTTGGTTTTTCTTGGTTTCTTTTGGTTCATTAGGGAAGGGATGCGTTACAGTAACCGTTACAGTAACGCTCTCTGTGTTTGCCTTTGTCCGCCTGCCTTTCTTTTTATAACAGATTATATATATTATATATTTTATAATTAGTAGGTACTTTTCTATTGATGTAGAGATTTATAATTAGTTTATATTACAGAGGAGAAGCTAAGTAAATAGTACTTACTTTTTTCTATAATAATATCATTTAATACTCTCACAAGTGCGGAGCAATGGACGCTTTTCTACTTTTAGAGTTAGGGGGTGTGGGGGGAAGAGACCTTTTCTTCTTTGGTCTCTTTTCTCTCGGCCTTTTCCCGCCTCTGAATAGCAGTTTGGACGATGGTTCTGTGAGGCTATAGAATGCGCTGTGGGCGTACCTACGTGTAGGGGACTAAGTTATATTCTCTGGCGGTGTTAATGCGCAGAGAGATCTGACAGAGGCGCTGTGAGCGTGGGTGCCTGGTTGCTCTGGTTCTCCTGTTCTGCAAGCCATGGTTGTGTGAGTGTTTCTGTTCTGGATGGAGCGGGTATGGGGAGGGCCATATCCTGTGAGGCTGCCTGTTCTATAAAGCCCAGGCGTTGGGGCTCGCCTGTTCTACAACCATGGATTGTGCTGGTGATCCTGTTCTGCGTTGGTTCCAGATGGGTTCCATGTTGGTTCCAACTGGGTTCCATAGAGGGGCCCCGGATAGAGAGGCGGGGCCGGCGCGGGGCAGTGAGGGCGGGGGAGACCCGGTGGGCCGGTGGCCGCCCTGCAATCAGGGGGCGCCGGCCTTCCAGCGGCGGGAGACGGCGAGGGCGCGGGTCATATCTCGCCGGGCAAGCTCCTGCAGGAGGAAGCGGGCGACATCGGCGCGGGCCTTGTCCGTGTAGGGGATGGCGAGAATAGCCCGCTCCAGTTGGTCCTCTGTGAGGAGGGACACTGCGTCGTAAATGCTGCCGGGGTCCAGGTCTGCGGCGGGATCTTCCCCCGGCTCCCCGTCCGCTATATCGTCGGACGGGGGCGTAGTGGTGGAGGCAGGGGAGGCAGAAAGGGCGGCGGCTTGTGTGAGCCAGGGCGCCCAGATGACGCGGGCTGTTTGGACAGGGGCAAGGTGCGCGGCCAGGGTATCCGCAAGAGCCAGGATCTGGGCCGCCTGTTCTGCGGTGTCCTCCAGATGGTTGCCGTTGCCGTAGGGGCTGCGGTCCCGCAAGTGCTCCCCAAAGGCGCGGATGTGCTGGACCAGTCCGCCGTCATCGTCGCCCAAATCATAGCGCCCCTCATAGGTCGCAGGCTCATCGTCGGGGCCAGTGTATTCGATCACAAATTTTGTCTTATAATATCCGTGCTCGCCGTCTGCCACGGTCTCCTGGTCGTAGTGCGTCAAGATGATGTCAGCGGCGGCGACGGAGAGAGATAGGGCACCCTCTTCCCATGAGTAGAACGCGGGGCACTCGCTCCAGCAGATGCGCACCAGGGGCGCGCCGGGGGTGTGGGGGTGCTCGGCTGCGATGCGCTCGATATAGCGTCGGCCCTCTGCACGTTGGTTTAAGACGCGCTCGTGCTCGGCCTGCTGCCGGGCCTCTTCCTCTGCAAGGCGGGCCGTCTCTGCGGCGTAGTTGAAACGGGCGACGGCGGCCAGGTCTGCCGGGGTTGCGTGGCCCTTGGGCAGGGTCTCCAACTCAGCAAGGCGGGCGGCAAGGCGGGTCTCTCGCTCGGCGATCTCCTTCCGTGTGCCGTCGTGGTGGCCGGGGTAGCGATCGGGGGTCTCCAGAACTGCCCGGAGATGATCCAGATATTTGGGCTCGTCCCGCGTGGCGGCCTTCAGGGCAGCAGCGCGGATGTAGGGATACAATGGGTGGTCAGGGGTGACGGTTGCGCGGTCCGTGTCGTGGTAGTCTGTATAAAGATCTGTGTGATTTTCCACCAGGAAAAGCTCACCGGGGAGATGCCCGGAGTAGTCACGGCAGGAGATCGAGACGCTGGGGATGTTGTCGCGGTTGTTGTCCAGAGAGTAAAAGCAGCGGATCAGCTTGTTCTCGCCGTTCACCTTGATGCCGTTCCAGAAAAACTTAATGGTTGTCATAATCAAACTCCTTTACTTTTCGGGCGCGGCCCTGTAAAATAAAGGGGCCGCTTTGCGTGGCGCCGTCTCCCTTTTGGTTTTCCAGGCCCTGGGGAGACGGCTTTCTTTTTGCCCCGTCTGGTGGGGCTGACCCGTCCAATCTGTTTTCTGCGGGAGCCGTGACGTTTCTCCCGGGTGCGCCTTGGAGGGGGCCGGCGCTCTCCGCTGGGCTCTCCATTGCTTAACTGTGTCTATATAATAACACTGTTAAACCGTGCATACAATGGGGAAAAGGAACAAAGTTTAACCGTGCATTTTAGACAAAGTGTACATTGTTAAACCGTGCAATTCGATATATAATAAACTTGGAGGTGTTATTGTGCCACTGACAGATGCAAAGCGTGCGGCGAATAACCGATGGGACGCAAAAAATATGTGTGTACTTGGTTGTAAAGTGCGGCGCGAATATGCCGAACAGGTAAAAGAGGAAGCGAAGCGGCGCGGAACTACGGTAAACGCAATCTTTACAAAAGCGCTGCGGGAGTTTATGGAGGAGGTGGAGAATCGATGAGCAACAAGGAAAAAGTGATTGAGCTGCTGGACAGTGTACCGGATTATAAAATGGGCTATGTGTTGGCTTATGTGCAAGGAATCACTGCCGATGAGGAAGCGGACGATCTTTTCTGCGAGCGGATGCTTGAAAACTATGAAAATGACCCAGATCCCGAAAAGGATAAGGGCTATTCCCTGGAGGATTGCAAGCGGGAATGGGGCCTTGAGTGATGTATCGTATTATTATTAAGAAAAAGGCGAAGAAATTTATAGATGGCCTTCCCGCAAATGAACGCCGGCGGGTGGTTTCTGCCATTGAGCAACTGCCAAACGGAGAGGACATAAAGAAACTAAAGGGCCATGACAAGCTGCTTCGACTTCGAGTTGGTAATTATCGTATTATCTATACTGTGGATAACGGAGAGTTGATTGTATACGTGATTGACGTGGGAAACAGAGGGCAGATATATAACAGGTATTGAAGTGGGGTCAGGGAGTAATGTCCCTGACCTTTTTTGTTGCCTTAGCTGGTCCAGTGTCTCCACCGGAGAGGCCGGCAATGCTCCCGGCTGCGCTTTAGGGGTTCCGGCGCCCTATACGCTGCTTATTTGCTTACTTATGCCGGTTTCATGTATTCCCCGCCTTGCGGCGGTCTCTGGGGCTCCTGGCCTTCACTCCAGCCGCTAAAAAACTTTGGCGGCTGGGTCAGGGTCAGAAAAATTTTTCTTCTAATAGGCAGTGGGATTACCCCGCAATGGAGCGCAGCCCCTGAAGATTGCTTTCTGTGTTACGGTTATACCAACACCCTTTTTTGCGATGCCAGCGCCAGCCAGCGGCCTTTAAGGCTTCGCGGACGGCTTCGGAGGGTTTCGATGGGAAATATACTTCGATGCCGTTAAAGTCAGGGTTGATCTCGACGCGGAGCGCCGTGGCGGTGGGAGCCTGGGTGCTTTGGCTGGGGGCGCTCTCGGTGTGCGCTTTTTCCTTGGAGGTGAGCCGGGCGGTTTTGGGAACAAATTTTACAGAGCGGGCGTTGTCCTGTAAACATCCAAAGTAATAGAAATTAACATCAAAATAGTCGATCATCCCGTCACAGTCTTCATAATTGAATGACTTTACAAAACCGTCTACTGCTTCGGCGGTGGCGCGGATCTGTTCAGCGGGGATTTTGTACCATGCGCCGTGCTCATCCCAAATGCGGGAAATTTCGGCAAGGGCTTCCTCATCGCTCCAGCAGGTGAGAGACCAAATGTTATTCCGGTTTGCTTTGTGGATGATCTCGGAAATGTCTTCGACGGTCAGAGCGTCCAGAGACTTGTATACCTCGCAGGGGGCTTCTTTCATATCGACAAGAAGTTCCTGGCACATACTCGCATATTTTGTACGCACGCTGAATTTATAAGTAGGGAAGTTTTCCTTGATAAACTTCCGAACAAGAACAGCGATTTCTTTCAAACTTAAATTGGGGTCATAATTGGTCCCCTTCCAGCCGTTGGCGGTGTAGAATTCGCTGCGATATTCTGCGGCGGTCTCGCTGCTGCGGGTCTGGGTGGCTTTGTCTTGTGCCATGCGGAACACGGGGAAAAGTGCCTCGAATTCAGCGTTGATTGCCTGCATGGCTTCGACGGTTCCTCCAACGTCGGGGTGGTGGATCATGGCCAAACGGCGATACTCTTTCTTGAGTTCGTCCAGGGTCTTGCACTCGATAAAGTATTTCATCATGTTAACCTCCCGGCCTATGGCCTTGCATTCCCCTGCCGATTGTGTTACACTGAGGGCGACATGTGGCAGGCCATGCCGCCCTGTGTTTTGCTTTAGGCTCCCTGTGCTTTGGAAGGTTGCGGGGAGCCTATTCTTTTACTGTTTGGGAATCGCTTCCCGGATAATCCGGGCCGCGTCCTGCGCGTCCTTGGCCGTAGCCTCTACCAGTTTTGCCAGGGTTTCAAGATAGGATGCTAACTCGGTCTGGGTCATGCTATCAATCTCCATTTCCTTTACCTCCTGCCCGGTTGAATTATCAGGGGTTTCCCTCCTGACACAATCATAATAACATAGATACGCGTATATATCAATATGGATTTTTTGACAAAAACAGATACGCGTATTTGTGCAAATGGAATATATACGCTTATATAATAGCATGATATAATATTTACAGGTGATAGACTATGGAGAAAAAAAGCCAATATAAGGGATTTACGCCAGCGCAAGCAAAAGCGCACAAAAAATATATGGCGGATTTTGTAGAGTTGCGGGCCCGTGTGACATATGCTGAACGCGATAGCATACAAGCCCACGCCGCTGCCCGTGGTGAGTCCGTAAACGGGTTTATCAAGCGGGCTATTCAGGAAACGATGGAGCGGGATGAAACAAGCCGCCGGTTGGGACTGAACCCGGTCTCAGGCGAAAGGCTGGAACAGGATAGCACCCGGCCCAAATAGTATAAAAAAGAAAGCCCTCGGGAAATCCGCCGTTTGGCGGTCCCGGGGGCTTGTCTGTGCTTCTGCAAGGTTTACGGAATATATCTGGGAATGGGCCGGGATTAAGCGGGCGCTGGGGGCAAGGAGCGGGCCGAGAGGGTAGAGACTCGGGACCAAGGAGGGGACATTAAAGAAGACAACAAAAATAAAAAAGCCGGGGCCCTGTATTAACTATCAAGTATTTACTTTAATATAAGAGTAGGCATTAACTATCCAGCATGTATTGCCTTATATATCTGATTACTTAGTAGGTTCTTTTATATTGATACAAAACTTATAAATAGGTGATATTATAGAGTAGATACTAAATACAGAGTATCTACTTTTGTTTAGATGTAGAGATTATTATATAATATATGTATTATATATAATTAGATATTATAGTAAAGGCAGAAGAGAGAAGCGAGAAGAGGAAGAGACGAAAAAAGATTGAAGCAGAAAAAAGAAAAGGCCAATGGTGAGCAAAGAAAAAGGAATGATCTGGGGAGCGGGATGATATGAGGAGAAAAGAGTCACCAGGTCTGTATTGTTCATTGACTTGAAATGTATCTTGACATATACATTGCTACATAACAATACAGAGAAGCGGATAAAGCATGTTGCAAATGCAACATTTTTGTGTGAGAGAGCATAGTAAAAAATACTCCACGTTTCAATTACAGGCTGTAATTGAAACGTGGAGAGGGCTTTTAAGGAACTTTTTAGAGGGATGAACCGGAAAAAATAGAGGGATACCCCTGGTTTTCAGTCAGCCGGGCCGAAGATTCACCGTCAGGGCTGATAGCTCTTCCCTTTACCAACACGTTCTTTCCCTTCACCTATTCCAGTGCTTTAATGAAGCCATTCAAACGATAAGGGAGATTGCAGAGCGAAAGGCTGTCTGATCGTTTTTGAAGGAACGGATGGGCCTGGGACATCCACACGGTTTGTGAGGAGTTCTCTACGTTGTTGAGGAGGTATCTGCGTGGGGAGTTTGGCAGCACTCTGGGTGCGCCCCGATCCTCTTTGACGGGAAAAACTTTCGGGAGGAAAACGCCGGGGCCACCAAACAGGCGGCGAAAGACATTGTGAACCGTAAGAGCGAATAACTGTTTTGCCGGATGGCACAGCCACGCCCGGAGAAAGGAGCGCCATGAACGAAGAAACCCATATCATGCAGACCGCAGGCACCACTCCGGCCAGAGCGCCGGAAGACGCCCCCGCGCTGGTAAAGAAAATCGGCAGGACCACCTACAAGGTGCGTGTCCATTTCAGCAATACCAGCACCGAAACTATGAGCGATAAAATCAAGCGTATGCTCAAAAACGAGATACAGCAGGTGTGACCGGCTGATAAAGCCAGCCGCCTTGTGTTAAACTGATGATGACACACACCAAATGAAAATCAGCGCGGAGAAGCGGTATATTGTGGAGAATGTAATCATCTATACCACTGAGCAGCTTGCCCGGATACTGTTTTCCGAAGTGTCGATAGATGTGTTACAGATGACCGGCAACGACTACACCGAACAGACCGCCGCCCCTCTGGAATTAGCCGAGATAAAGCGGCGGTGGAGGACCTATATTGAACAGTTGCCAAAGTATATATGCCTTTGTGATCTGTTACTTGGAAAGAACGCCTAACTCTACGGATATAGAAAAGCCAAAACGCCATAGAAACATAAAAACAATCAAATTTAAGGCAGCTTAATTTCTTGAATTTATATATTTCGAGAAAACTAACATACAATATTCAGAAAATAAAATTGACATAGCAAAATTTAAGGAATATAATCTAATTAGGTACTCCACATTCTGTTCTTTCAGAAAAACTAATAAGGAGGATACTGCTATGGGGTCATATGAAAATGTTATTTCACGTCAGTTTGACATTGCAAACGGCGAATTTCCAGAAGTTAATTTTCCCAAATTTCAGAAGTACACCTTATGTAATTTGCGAGGCGGGATTGGGAAAACCACATTAGCCTTTAATTTAAGCTATTTGGGTGACGATGTATTAGCTGTTGATACTTGTCCGCAGGGAAATTTATCATTTTTCTTTGACAATCAATATTATAATAATGCCAGCACATCTGTCCGCGACCTCATTTTACCCTATTTAATTCCGGGGTTAGGAAAGCCGACGCATATTGCTTCCTTTGTAGGTGCAACAAATAAATTTTTTGAGGATAAACAAACGTATTATATCCCATCTAGTAGTGAACTGTATCTCTTGCCAGCGCAATTGATTAGTGCTATCAATCAGACGAGCGGGTTACAATCGCCTACTCGCGAAACGGCGTTATTAAGTATCCTCCACTCATTGCGAAATGAAATCGATCGAGAAATGGACGAAATCGGAAAAGTAAGCAAGTGTCTTATCGATACATCTCCTTTCTTTGCTGGCGCAACACAATTGTCTTGGTATGCTACTGATGCCTTAATTATTCCGGTTCGTACAGATCAACAGTCGATTAAATCCCTGGAGTTGCTAATCCAAACTTTGACAAGCCCTCAAGGCGAATTCAGAAAATATGCTACAGACCTTAATATTCCAACGCCTAAAATTCAAATGGTTGTTTTGACACACTGTGGCTGGTCCACCGTAGCTGGGGCCCGTAACAAGCCGAATCAACAAACAGAGGTTTATATTAGAAAGGCTTACGATATTCTTAATCGTAATAGAACATTATTGACTACAGATGATCCTTCCAATCATTTGTTCTTGTTGGATGACTTCTTGGGTTCCGGACGAATTTCTTCGTTCCTTTCAAAGCCGCTAGAACTTTTACGACCAGGTGAATCGAGAACTATTGACCGTATGAAGGTAAGTGTTAATGAATCCGTCACAAAATGCAAACATCAGTTGGAATTTATCAATAACGTAATTTGGTAAATCTATTAAGTCCTATTTTTCAAAATCCGAGAATCTGATCTCCAGATTCTCGGATTTTATTTTTGACTAATTTTAGAACTTTGGAGCCCTTTAGCAAAAAGTCTTTGACAACTCGTTTCTGGGATGTAAATGCGAATGCTACATCCATTTTTGCGGTAGACGGGAGATGGTTTAACAGGGGTGGCATAAAGAGGTGAGTGCTTGTGGCTCAGGGTACAACATCGAATGATGTGTATCCGGTTTCTGTCTGGACATTCCCACGGAGCGGGTAATGTCTATGGCTGGTACTGTGTAGTGTGGTAGGTTTCAGGTAAGCCACTAAGCAGTAAAATTATCGGCTGTGGATATGTATCTTATCTTGTAAAAGACTGAGACTACCTTTGCTGCGGTGAATTTGATATAATGTATTCGAAATTGCACTTAACATGGAGGGAGAACGATGACTGGAAAAGAATTAGGAAAATTTTTATACGACAATGGAGTGTATGACACCTATCAATTTATACAGAATACTCGTAAAACAATAACGACTGCCTGCTTTTGTAAAGATACAATATTGTCTTTGATTAAACGGATGGAGAATGAACACAAGTCTTGGCAAGAGAATCTGTTTGTGGTGCTTAATCAGCAGGAGAATCCCGTAAAGACCATATCAATTACCCCTAATGGAATGCCATCTTATGAATTATCTGTCTGTGATGTTCCGATAACTGCCCCATTTCTTTTAGATAAGCTCACAAAAGACTTCTTCCAGTATGTTAGAAATGCATTTGACTGCATGGCGCAAGCAGCAAACACTGCATGCCTTGCAACTAAAGCGAAAAAAATCAATACCGTTGATTTTGGACAAATGAAAAAAGTATTTACACAGCAAACATATTCTCAGATGTTTTCAAGTATTTCGGCATGGTTTACTACTATAGCAAATAGTGATAAATTTCATTATATTGAAGCATTTAATAATAGGACAAAGCATACTTGTGATGTTTATCTCAAAATGTCAATGGCCTTACTCAGCGACAAAAACGAAATATCAATTAATCCCTTTCTCCATAGGGAACAATATCAAAAACAAGATGTCGCGTCGTTCTTAATGGCAGTTTATGATTTTGTAAGTTCTTGCTATGTAGATTTTTTATCGATACTTAAACAAGAAATATCTAAACAAGCATTTGTTGAAAATCGCTATCACAAAATTTGCATCTTCCAGCAGAAATTAAAAGATAGTCCAGATAGCGGTTTCTCTATGCCGTATATTGTAGGGACCACTGATATTGCCAATATGCCGGAAGCTATACAGGTGTTGCTACTTGTAGAACGCTCGGATAAAATTTATGCCAAAAACTGTCCATTTGATACGATATATATAAAAGGACCAAACGGTGACTTCGATTATATCGGCAAATATATTACATCAGATTCATTCGGTGACGACACACTTGTACACTATCGGACATATTCTAAAGTCCCTCATAACTCGAATGATATTCCTCTATGTTTCCAAGCTATGGAAGATCCCAAACAAAAAGGGATTTTTTATCATGCTAATATGTTTATGGACATCAACACTATAAGTGATGATGACGACTTTATCAAAAGGACCCAATTGACATTTTAA